CGTTCTTTGAGATCTTATTTGTGGGACCAGGGTTTTGTTCAACACCACCAATCATGAGTTGAATACGAATAAACTCCTTACAGTTAACACATCTACATTCTACTGCCATAGCAAGTTCATCAGGATCATTAAAATAGTTATGACGAAGGACAGTAGGTTTGAAATTATCATAATAGTTTGGAAGAAAACCATCATTTGTAGAAGTATATACGAATTTTCGGGGTTCATCCTTATAGAAATAAGCTGGAGCCAAAATACGATTAAGATCCATATTACTGGAGTAAACAGGTTGGTTGAACTGGGGTTCTTTTGCAAGAATTTCAAGCATTCTAGCACGTAATGCTTCACCAGTAGGAGCGTCAGAAGCAGGAGGTCTAATAAGAGATTCTTGAGAAATGGAGAATGGAGTATTTGCCTCAACGATGGGACCTGGATTTTGTTCGACACCACCGATCTGCAAAAGAGCACTGATCAATTGAGATGATATAGGACCTTCGTCCTGAGTAGACTTCAGAAGTACATTCAGGGCTTTTGATCTTTTATCATTGTGTGAGATCTTTGCTACTAAAGCACGATTTTTCTCTTCGAGCTCATTGATATAGTTTGCTCGAGAACGAAGATCGCTCTTAAGCAATTCATTATCACGGCGAAGATCTGCGGAATCAAGTTTCAATTGTTTAAGATCATTTTGAATTGAGTCAAATTTAGGACCCAGTCTAGATAATTCAGATTTGTAGACTTCAACTTGATTCTTATAGGTGAGAGCATCCTCAACGGCACGCTCATAATTAGTTTTCCAGGTAAGTTTCTCCTCATTAGCATCTTTCAATTGCTGTTGAAGCTTTGGAACGTCAATTAATTGTGGGCTAACAGGTTCTGGTTCTTTTGTTTCAGAACCAAGTTTTCTAGCAACTTCAGGACAAGTTAAAAGATAATAGTAAGCACATTGCTCTGCATCAAGCTTAGTACGAGCACCACGAAAGACATGCTGGATTCCGTTAAGAGTAAAAGAAGAAGTAAATCTTCTTTGATGATCAGCACCAGTAGACACAATGCTAATCGATGGAAGACTGAACCCAACAGGTAAAAGACGTTTGGCTGAAGCTTCAAGTAAAACTCCTTTAGCGTTGTTAACGAGAGGGATGGCGTAATTGTGATAAACAGTGTTTCCTTCCCTTCTTGAGTTATCAGTTGGAGTATCAACAGTGAAGTTGTTATTATTCCCATCAGAAACATAATTACCGAAAGTTGAATCACTGATAGAGGCATTTGCAAGAGATTTCAATGTATTCATCGCACAATGAATTTGTTGAAAGAATGAACGAAAGATGTTGGTTGTGGGTGTGTGAAGTGCAGATATGAAAATTTACACCACTAAGAGCGTGAGTTGCCTTGGTAACCAACAATTTTAAACCCAAGGCAACATTACGTAACAACTAAACATCTGCACCAAATCGCACTCCAGAATCATGTCCCGGAGCGCTTATTGGAATTAAACATTGATCTTGTCTAACGATCATCATTTCAAAGAATTGTTCTTTATTAATGTGAGACCATGAAACAATAGCATGCCACATTCCTTCAGCAATTTCAAATGGAATTTGCTTTTGAA